TAGCTTGTCGGTTGTCCTGTAGGAACTACAAATGGCTCATATAAGGTTGTGTCTATTGGAACACTAAAAGAAGTAGGGGAGATGACAGTTATGACAGCTTGTTGGCCATCAAGAGCTGTCATTCCCCATGTATAAGGTATTCTAAATGAGACGATCATGCCCGATTGATACTGATTCACCCCAGGATTAGTACCATCAAAGGTTGTGGTTATCACAGCAGGAAAGCTTTGGGTTATAGAGAGTATATTTCTCATAGCCGGTTGAAATGATGGGTACTGTAATGAAAAATAGTTTGGAGTTGTCGGTATCGTCATGGCATTGTCCTTATGCTACTACGTTAGGAAATATTTTATCATTAGCAGGCATAAACATAGAACTTTGAAAGAAGTCTAATGTATCGTCTGAGAATTCAAGCGATTTAAATGATACTCTATATTTCTTAGAAACGGGAGTCATATTTGCACCGAATCCTTGATATCGGCCATCCTTAACCGCAACTGCACTTTGTGTGCTTGTTCCAGTAACTTGTCCTAATGCAGGCAATTCAGCGTATTGTTTATAGCAGCATCCTTGGTTAAGCCAGCGAGCTACACCACGGGGGATTCTGTAACGCTCGCCATCAAAGAGTTCATAGGTATCAAATTCATCGCCAGGGTATAAGTGGATACTGAATCTGAATCCTTGTCCTGGAGCTTCTAGATTCTCAAATATACCGGTCACCATTTCAGAATCATAGGCTCTCATACGTTCAATATATGCAGCCACTTGTTCCTTGGTCATTCTTGGCTTATCAGCATCAACTGGTAATGGTTGATTCATTAAGCCTGATTTTATTGGTTGTTTGGCTATTGCCATAAATAAACTCCTATATTAAGATGTTCTTGCTTTCTCCGTGGTTTAGTTCTTTTCTTTACCATTATTGTTTAGTAGGGAATGGCAGTTTGCAGCCATTCCCTATTTTTTGTCTTTACATACCGTTGAAAGATTTACCAGCAACGTATTGGATGACGTCAGAATTCTGTCCAGCAGGTGACATTGCGCCAGCTACAAGAAGAAGCCCGAATCCAGATTGGTTAATGGTTGAATCAGCCAAGATATTTTGTCCACTAGCTAATGCTTGTGCAGTGTTTTCACCAATTGGCACAACAGTAGCAGGTGTGAATTGCGGCGCTGTGTTAGTTGGGAAAGCAAACGGCCCAAATCCAGTAGTATCAACATTGACGGTAATAGTATTTGTATAACCATTAATATCAGCTTGATTAATAGCAACAATAGTTACATCTTGTAAGCCATCCAATTGTGGCATACCGAATGCGGCAGCCGTTACTGTAGGCACGTGAAGCGTAACCGATTGACCAACGGTATACGTATGGGTAACCGATAACGTAATAATCGCTTGCGTTGCTTGCGAAATATTAGTGATCGCTCTCCATGATGGATACCAGTATGGGTCTTGCAACTTTAATGGCGTTTGGTTAACGTTTGCAGGAGCAGTTGGGTCCAATGTATACAATGGTTGATATGGGATAACTCTAAATGAACCACCAGTAGCTGCTACAGCTAGTGTAGGGCCGTTGGTGAGATCAAATGTAGTACCGCCAATAACCGTAATGGTGAACTGGTAGCCATTAAGCTGCGGCGCACCAATAACGTTATACAACTGAACCGTTTGGCCAGTGTACATATTAGCTGTTGAGCCACATGTTACACGTGGAGGAGTTGCAGTTGATATAGCGGTAATAGCAGTTGAGCCATTGTTTAATGGACCAGGAGTGGAGTTGGTTGTATTAATGAAATAGAAACCAGCACCAGCAGCAATTTGACCAATGCTAAGAGCGTTTGAGGTTCCCATGCTCACATATTCAACCGTACCACGTCCTGTTGCATCGCCAGATGTCCAATCAAATTCGACACCTGTATTAGAAAGAGCGACGCCAGCAGTTATTGCAGCAGCACTTTGTATGAAATATATAGGAGCTCCATCAACAACACCAGTGAATGTTAATGCACCAGTGGTTGTATCATAAGTACCCGTTCCGCCAGCACCTGTTGGAGTTAATGCTCCTGAAGCGCCAACAATGGCAAATGATTGAGGGCCTACTGAGAATCCTTGGCCTATAATAGCACCATTAAAAGTACCACTAAATACACCAGCTGAGCTTGCATAACCTACCAATATAGGGGCTAAATAAGCTTGAGTTTCGTTCTCAATTCTCATCCAATCACAGCCACTTGGCATTGGTATAAAGATGTTTTGACCGTTAGCTACAAAACGACCTTGGTTTGTTCCAGAAAATAATATAGACATGTGCAGCCCTTTCTTATGATGCTACAAGGGTTGTACAACGCATATTGGTGATCCAAAGATCGTTAAGGATTCTTGGAACCTCAGCAAAGACATAACCCATGGTTACGTTTTGGAACAATGGATCAGACAATGCAGGTGGTCGATAAAGGAAGCGTGAGCTAAAATTATCTTGGGCCACGCAACACAATGATTCCATACCCATCACGGTCACATTATAGACAGTGTTACCTAATGCAGATGCATTTGGTGACAAGCTAGCAACGGATGATAGGAAGAAGCGGACGTTATTGTATGCGCCCCATTCTGCACCAATCGTGTTGTTTTGGTTCGTTCTGTTACTTTTATGACCTTCTTCAAGGCGGGGAAACTTCTTCGAATCTCCCTCAACGTCTTATCGATCGTTGTTCAGACTATCGCATCGTCTTTCGACGTTTTCTCACTTAGTCGTTCAGGCTGATTAGGAAGTGGGATATCAGATAATAAGATATAGTGAGTTGCATTCTCTACTTTGATCCTACCTAAAGCGAATCTATTAATACTATGACTATTGATTTTAATATCAATTTTATTGCCATCGGTTACCAAGAATTCTTCTGCCGGTATTTTATCCGCTTTGTTTATCTTTATCCAATTCATAATCTTGCCCCTTGTTACCGGTTAGTTTAGTACCACTTCGGCTTCCAAGTCTATCAGAGAAAATTTTATTACCCCAAGCCATTTAGGGTAGTTCCATTTAGAAATAAAGCCATTAAGATTGTTTAAATCTTTGCTTAATTTCGTATGACCAAGACCTATATAAGAGTCTCTGACCGGCCCGGTGCCAAATCTATTTTCCAATTTTGTTACAAATAGAATTGAATTCTATCGGGGAAGCCTATTGCACTTCCCTCATAAGGTTATCCCTTATGTTCAGAGCACCGCATCTTAGATTCTTCAATAAGTTCTTCAATAAGATCAGTATCACCATATGAATGACCTTCGTAATCATACATATCATAAAGGCAATCTTGTAATCTTTTTAATCGCTTACAACAATCTAAGTCTTCTCGCTTGCTACGTTCAGGCTGAATGTAATCCATGGCTACTTTTTGAAGTATCTTATCCAAATCATGCAAACATTCTAAGCAAAGATATAATGCTCCATATTCTTGATATGAACATATTTCAACTTCTAAAAAGCATTTTTGACACTTTTCCATTCTTGCCCCTTGTTGCCGGTTAACTAAAATAGTGCGCTAAACGCACCATGCTACTTCGGTTTTCAAGTCTATCAGAGAAGATTTATAGAGGGCAAAAAGTCTACCCTCTTTATTTTCTAATATCATCCAAGCATCATTGGTAAGAAGCATTGAAGTGACATTATCAATATCAGAGCCAGATAAGTTATTTGGCAAGTCGCCATTTTGGCCACCAGTGCAATTATACACACTCGCCGAGGCCTCAAGCATGTCTCTAGTCAGCTGATCCTCAGTCATACGCATGGAAAGGCCGAGTAATTCAGCTGTTTCATTAATGACCGATTCTTGGTTTTGCAATACCACTTGTTGGTTGATAGCAACATATAATCCATAAAAAGACATGGTGGCGTCAATATCAACTCGATTCAGGGGTGTTGCAGGCGGTGTTTGTCCAGAAGGCCCTAATGGCACTGGAGCAGTTGGCAGACGATCATATCGCATCATTCTAAGTGTTCTACCACCTTTGGCAGGTAAATGTTTGCCGATGGAAGCTAACTTATAAATGAGGCGAGGTGTACGTACTGACAACAAAATATCATCTGCTGTTTGTTGAACAGGAGCAGGGAGAGTATTTGGGTTTGTTATCATAGTATTTTCTCGAATAAATGTAAACGATTAGATTAACTATGAATGGGACGAGGATTCAGTCCCGCCGTAGCTTTTGCAAGCGTAGGAGGATACGTCTAGGAGCTGGCGATTTCTCCTGTTACGCCGATGAGCTGACGAGTTCTCAACCAGTCACGCCGTAGGTACGGAGGCTGGATACGTCAAAGGGGATTATAGATCATTGAGATCACAAAAATCAACTTGCTTTGGTAAAATGAACGATCAGTGCTACTGTTGCAGTGCTTATAGTTCCGGCAAGCGACGTGATAACAATACCTTTATTGTTCTTGAATATATCAATGCAACTCTGAAATTTAGTCTTAGGTTGATTATTATTCTGGGTGGGGGAACTGCCATTATCATCAATGTTAATGATAATCTCGGCATCAGTCTTCTTCACTTCTAGATTGCTTGTTGTTGGTTTGGATTCAATGGCATTTGTTACCGCATTGCCAGAAGTATCAGCGATATTGATAGTTATATCATCATGACCTTTTTTGACAGCGATAGTGTGTTGATCCATGGCAGATATGAAGATGGGCAACAAAAGTAAAATATAGATCATAGAACCTCCTATAAATCATAATTAATGATATTATAGATCGTGTCTTATACGAAAAGGAATGCCGATGAGCTTTTTATTGTTATTTATATTAGTGCCCGTTGAATATGTACCCGCGGATTATCCCTCTCTATGTGTTGATGATATAGATTGGCAAGATTTCGATGATTTTGAATTAGATGGCGAATAAAATGAAGTGGATAAGCGTCTTCGATAAGTTGCCCGAAATTGATGATTATTCATATTTAA